TTGAGCCATTACAGATACTTCTTCGCCTGCTGCTCGTCCAGTTCCAGTTGGATGGTGATTTTGCTCATGTCAGCCGCCAATAAGTTGCAGTTTCCCCTTACCCACGAGAAGCGGGCATACGAAAGGGGAGAGTTGGGTTAGTTCGAGGTGTCGCGGGAGGTCAGCAAGCGCGCTGGTAAGAAGCGTGCCGGCACGGGGTATCGCTTCTGTGTTTGGGTATCCAGCAGCCAGACCAAATAACGGAATGCGCTACTTGCCGGATAGATGCCCAGCCGAGCCACACGCTTTATTGTCATGCTCTCGAATTCGGTGACCGCCAGCTCGGCGATGCGCTGCACCAGGTGCTCAGGTACTTCGAGTGACTGGGCGAGGTAACGTTTGCAGTTTTCAATCAGCTGGCAATCTCCGGACAGGTGTTGTCCTTGTTGGCGATACAGGTAGGCCACGGCCGCTTGCTGCATGGCGGCGCGATAGTCATTGGTGGGATTGATCGTCAAGGTGATGGCGTTCATGCGTATTCAACCTCCATATCGAGTGAGTCCAGCAAATCAGGCTGATCGTCCTGGGATTTCATCGCCAGGCGCCGCAATGCAACAGGGGCTACGGGTAGCTTGACGGTTGGGTTGGGCATACCGCTCGGGCTCATTTCATGAGTCATTTCAAACTCGGCCCGCACGGACCAGCCGCACGCCTCGTTTGCGCATTGCAGGTAGGCCACGCGCAGGAAAATGTGGGTGCCTTCGCTGGTGCGAATACGCATGCGGCCCATGCAGTGGGGGCAGACCATTTTGTAGACGCTCACTGGTCGGCCTCCTTGCTGTGTAGTTGGATCGTGGCCAGCACCTCGGCATGGCGAGCGCTCAGGTATTTGCTGTGGGCAGCAAGGATTGCCGCTGCCTCACCTTTCTCGATGACGCCATCAGCGAGTGCTTTATCGATGATTTGATCAACCACGCCGCGCTTGGCTGCCGTGCTAACCGAACGGCTGTATAGCTCAATGTTGTCCAAGGTTTCTGGATCTGCGATAGGCACGAACATGCCGCTGTATAGGGAGGCCACGTACTCAGGAAAGAAGCTGGTACCCGTGTCTCGTTCGAGCATATGAATTTGGTCATCGCTCAACGGTCGGCTGCCGGCGTTCTCGTAGACGTGGTTGTCGAACTTCTTGAGTTCGTAACCGAGGCGCGCAGCTGCACACTCACGGCCACCTGGGTATGCGCAAACAACTGCGCTGACGACTTGGCGTCTGGTTTCTAGCACTGGGCGTTTCATCTTCTGGTTTCCTCCTGGAGCCAGAGGCCCTAGTTTGTAATCACGCCGTCTTTAATCCCGAGGAGCACGGCTGCTCGATGCGCCTCACCTCGGAGACACTTTTTCTGCCCGTTTAAAACTGCATACACGGTGCTTGGGTTGAGGTTGTGCCGCTTGGCGAAATCAGCGGTGGACAATCCCTGCTCAATCAACCGTTGTCTGGCAAGTTGTAGTGCTTGCTCGGTGATAGCTGTGTTCGGCATAGTGCTAATTCGTGTGATTTGATGTGAATTTTTGACGATATTGTCCCAAGAAATTGGGACTGTCAAGGCTAGAGGGTGCAAAATTGATGACAATTGGGGCTCGGCTGCGCGAGGAGCGGATACGGCTGGGCGTTAGCCAAACGGAATTGGCTGTTGCATGCGGTATTGCGAAGAACACTCAGCTGAATTACGAGAAGGATGAAAGAAGCCCAGACGCAAAGTATTTGGCTGCGGTTGAAGCTTTGGGAATGGATGTGTACTACGTGTTAATTGGTAAGCACATCCCGGTCTCGCCAGATCAGCTTTCGTCCTTTGAACTCGAGATGTTTTCGTATCTCAAAGAGCTTTCGGACTACGACAAAGAAACACTCCGTCGTATGGCGTCAGCGATGGCAATGGCGGGTAAAAGCCCGGTGCCTGCGCCGCAGTAGCTGTCAGGTTTTTGCAGGTGGTGCCGTTCGATAAGTTGCGGTGAAAAGCTCAGCCTAGGCTGGGCTTTTTTGTTTCTGACCGTCCGGCCCATTGGCGAAATCGCTTCAGAAATGTACTGTATGCGCATACAGTAATGGAATATGGCAAACGATGGAACCGATCCGCATTCACCCTCACCCTAATACCAACGGTCTGTCGGTAACTGAGCCCGTCACAAAGTTGGAGCTTGAGCTACTCACCGGATATCGGAGACTGTCTTCGGATGATCAAAAGCGGATCCTGTCGGTACTACAGGCCATGGCGTTGCTCAACCAAATAGATTGACTCAGAAAGAGAGGCCGGTAGGTCATCGTTTGTTGACCTTTTTCAGACCTGCAGCAGCGCCGCGTTTAGGCTGAAAGTTTTCTCATTTCTCTATCTACTGCCCGTTTTGCGGTCTTCTCACTTACGTACAACCACCGCAGCCGCTTGGGCTTTGATTGATCGCCCGCAGTCACCGTTTTCTCTGTTCCAGCCTTTTCGTCTCGATAGTGAGCAATGATCCCGGAGTACTCGCCTTTGGCCTCCTCGGCCAGGTCCTCCACGGTGTCCTCCGGCAGTTTGCTTTCCAGATCGAGGCTCATGGTGTAGCCGCTATCGGCGCTGAGACTGTGCTGCACGTTGCCCCCATACCAGATGATTTCATCAATCTCGGCCTTCACGCCCTGGAGCGTGTACGTCAGTTCCGGGATCAAGTCCGGTCGACCTCGAGCAAGGGTGTAGCTCAGGGTGGCGCTGCCGCGTTGCAGGCGATTGAACTCGGCTCGAGCAGCACGCAGAGCGGACTGCTGATCGCTGTAGGTATGGCGTAGGTCCTTGAGGTTTTCACCACCACCGGCAATGGCTTCCTGTTTTTTGGCGCTGTTCACGTCGTAGTAATAGGCGCGGACACCGTCATAACTATCTCGATCGGCTTGCAGGTACCGGTGTTGGTCGCCGTCGACGCGGATCAGGGTGATGTGGGGCAGGGCCATGCCGCTGGCCGTCTTGCCACCGCCGGCCGGCATGCACAGTAGGCATCCCGCTTTGACAGTTGCCACGGCATCGAACTCTTCGCCGAGTCGACTGATCAGGTTGGCATCTGACTCATTGGCCTGGTCGAGCTGCAAGATAGGCAAATCGCCCAGGGCTTCAGCGATGGTTGCCTTCAGCCCGTTGCCGCTCGCAATCGCACTCAGCACTTTGGCCAGTGTCGTGTTGCTCCAGCTGCGCTCGCGTTTGGTCTTGAGGCCCTTGCGCAGATCCGCCGATCGCGCACGAATGCTGAGCACGTCAGGGGCGCCGCTGTGCTCGGTTTCGTCGACGGTGTAAGTGCCTTTGTCGACCAGGCCGGTGTCGCTCCAACCCAGCCACAACCGCAGCACCGCGCCCTTGGGTGGAATGGCCAGCAGGCCATCGTGATCGCTGAGCGTAATGCTGAGCTGGTCGGCCTCGATGCCGCGATTGTCGGTCAGCTCCAGGCTCATCAGCCGCGGGCTGACCAACTGCGCAATGTCATTGCCATCGACGGTCAACCGGAACGCCGGTACCGGATAGGCTGCATCCCGGCGGCTCTGTTCAAGCGCGCTGCTCACATAGCCCGTCACCCGGGCAATCGCGGTATCGATCACAACAGCCCCCTCAGAATGTTCAACCCGGCGCCGGTGCTCGCGCCGAGCAGATCGAGACGACCATCGTCGATACGCTTCAAACTCAGGTTGAATTCAATGCGCCGCGCGGCGCCGTTGGAGAAAAAAATGGTCCTGGTCTCCGTCAATCCTTCGATGACCCAAAGCCCGCAGAGCCGGCCGGTACCTTCAACCATAGGCCAGGCCTTGCCGGTGTCAGCCATCTGGCGTAGCGCATCTAGGCTCAAGACAGTGCCGGCCAACTCGGGAAGGATGATGCCGGGGAGGGTGATGGCGTCTTCCCCACGGCCCAAGAACTGGCGGGCCGGTTGGGCGCCAATGCGGTTGCTACTGGGGTGGCGCCATTCCGTTTGGCGCTGCATTTCCTGGTAGGCAGCCGTGTGCAGGCTAAAAACGAACATCCCGAGGGCGAGCATCATGCGGGTTTCACTCCTGGTCGGACAGTAGGCTGCGTTTGCGGGCTGATTTTTCCCGATCGATTCGGGTCAGCTCGGCGCGCACGGCACGGGCAATGGTTTGGGCATCCATGCCCGGGGCGGGATGAATGTTGATTTCGTAGTGGTCGTGGCTGTCGTAATTAGACGCTACCGGTTGTGCGACAGGGGCTCGGTTGTCGATCTCAATCGCCGGAGTAGCGGCCGTGCCCATCGCCATAACCGGTGCAGCAATGCTGCCCAGAGCCATGGTGCCGGCCGTGGTGAACTGCTTGCCGAAAGTGGCCAATGACGCCAGCACACCCGTATCAGCAGATGCGGAGGGACCAGGTACGGGCACGGTGGCTTGCACAGCCTTGAGGGGTTGAGCCACGCCGGCCGCCTCGGTGGGGGAGCGTGGTTCGCCTGTGGCAGTGGGGCCGACGATTGCATTCATCACCGATGCACCAGCAGCGGTGAGCTGTTTACCGAGGCTGGCCAGAATCCCCAGAACGACCGACCCAGGGTCGTTGGGTTCACTGGCGGCCGGTTGCGTAACAGCTTGAGCGGTCCGGACAGGCTGAGCTACCCCTGCAGCCTTGGCATTAGTGAGCGGTTTGCGGAGGTCGGCCAGCATCCCCAGAATGACCGAACCGGCGCCACTGGTTTCGCGTGCGGTAGGTTGTGCAACGGTTTGAGCGGCCCTGACAGGCTGAGCCAGACCGGCAGCCTCCGCCGGGGTGCGTTGCTCCCCCATCGAGGAGGGACCAGCGATCGCATTCATCACGAAAGTCCCCGCGCTGGTCAGCTGCTTGCTGATTTTCGCGACGGCGTCGAGCGGCCCTTGTTCACCGGATTGCAGCCCCTGCGTCAGGCCCGCCATGGTGAAACCGCCCAGTTCGGCAAAGACCCGCGACGGGCTATGAATACCGAGCTTTTCCTTGAACCAGTCGATGGTCGAACCACCGATCGAGGTGATGGCTTCCTTGATCTGCCCGGCCCCGGCCATCAAGCCATTGACCAGGCCGTTGACGATCATGTTGCCGAACTCGGTGAAGCGTGTCGGTAGATCCACGCCCAGGTAGCTCAGCACACCCGCGAACGCCTGGTAGATCAGCCCAATCGGACTGAAGTTGGCCAAGGTGGTGAGAATGCCGCCGATGCCACCACTGAAGCCGGCCTTAATCTCGTTCCAGGCATTGGCGAAGTACAGCTTCACCTGGTCCCAGTTTTGATAAATGAGGTAGCCGGCACCGGCAAGTAACGCGACGACGGCAGCGATGGCCAACGCTACAGGGTTGGCCGCCAGTCCCCACAGGGCGATGCTGACGGCGCGAATAGCGGTCACCAGACCGCCGCCGAAAGTGGTGGCCAGCACTCGAAGCAAGCCCAGTAGCGTGGGGATTTTCAACCCCATCATGGACAAGGCGA